AGGAAGATTTCCTCCAGCGCATCGACCTCCCCCTCCGACAGCACATAAACCATGTGCAGCCATTCGCCGTCTCGCTGATCCCCGGCTTGCTCCTGCCCCCAGGCCAAAACACCCCCGGTGCTGACACGTCCCAGCACATAGCGGGCAGCCGCCTTCGACGAGCGTAGGGTTTGGCTGGAGGGTTCATTGGTGCGCAGCGACCCGGTGTCGAGATTGTCCTGCTGTGACGAGACGTAGAACGCCAGTGCTGCACCTGCGAGTGCCCCCCACGGACCGCCCTGAGCGAAGCCAATGACCGCGCCCACAGCGATCTGGGCAATCTTGCTGACTGCTGAACTCATTCAACTCTCCACACCGTCAACGGCTCACACTCGATACGGCACACCCCATCGGGGGATACCGACCAGAATTCATCTGCCCAGAACACCGCCACGCCCCGGCCGTTAGGTCCGTCATACAGTGCAACATCGCCCCTCTGGATCAGGCCTGGCTGCACCCGCGCAAAGCAGGCGTCCCATGCACCCTCCAGCGAGCCGTGCACCTTCTTGAGCAAGCGCTTAGCGCCAGCCTCGGATGAGTAGTTACCCCGGTAGGCCTCGGCAGGATCGACACTGCACACCGCGATTGCGCAGTCGGCCGCAAACAGGCAGCAGTCAAACTCGCCCCATGAAAAAGGCCGCTCGATGGCGGCCTTGATCGTGTTGGCAAGCTGTGTCGTCCAATCGCGCTTTCGCATGGTTATGTCTCGTAGGTGAACTTCGGCGCGTCCTTGGAGGCGCCCCAGTAAATTGGCCAGTCGGCAATCTGCGCGATGGCGAAGAAGAAGCGGTCGTCCTGCCGGCGCGCACGGTGGTTCTCGTCGGTCCAGCGCTCGGTACCGGTCCGGTTCCATTCGGCCATGCGGTCGATGAGAGGAACCGTGATGCTGTTGCCCTCATCGCCGTTGCCCGCGTAGGCGAACCTGGCGGCATCCATGCGGCCGCTGAACAGAATGTCGGCGGCATAGGTACCGTCCTGATCGAACACGACAAACATGAGCTTGCCGTTGCGCCCCCGGCAGCCCTTGAGCGACGTTTCGGTGATGATCTGCCTGTCCAGGCCGTTAAGCGTCAGATCCACGGACATGGGCGAGCCCGAGTTGCTGCTTTCCTGCGACTGGCCTACCGCACCGAAGCTGCCGACGCCCTGGTAGGTGATACCGTCGATTACCAGGTCACCGGTACCGGTGTGCGCGAAGACCATGCCGTCGGGGAAGTCGAGCTGGCAGGCGTAGACCGCCATGAAGTTGCCTTTGGCGATGATGTCGACGACGGTTTGGCTGAATGGGAATACGCCATTGGCCATCAGAATGCCTCGCGGAATTGAAGGGTTGAGTTCGACACCACCGGCTGGGTTGTCCACTCGTTGGTGTCGTCCACGCGGCGCATCTCGCAGTAGGGGTTCTGGTACTCGACCGGTCTACCAGCCGGGATCACTTTGCGAATCCGCTTGTTCACCGTAATCAGCGCCTTGCCGGCAGCGTCAGATGAGGCGTTTTCGACCACTTCAAACATCTCGCCGCTGATGGTGATGAGGTCGCCACGGCTGAACACCCTGCGGCTGGCCAGCATGCCCTGCAGCTGCATGACGCTCGCCTGGGCATTGGCGACTGCCACAGTCGGTGCGCCGATGTTGTCCGTGCGGGCCCGGGTGAGATACGGAATATTCACCGTGCCGAACATGCCGTGTAGGCGACCCAGCAGCGAGGTCAACTCGCGCTCATCCTCCTCATACAGCACGCCGAACGTCATGGTGCACTTCCAGTACGAACCAGGCTGCGCCACGATCTGCTGGGCGTTCGACAGCGAGGAAGTGAACCCCCGGTTGTTGTAGACGACGCCCCAGGTGACCTCGGTGGGTTCCAGGTCCTCCGGCCATTCCTCCGCCATTGGGTCACTCCAAAAAGAAAGCCCGCCGAAGCGGGCCTAGCATGGTTACCGCCGCTGCAGCATCTGCCGCCCGGCGCCGTTGGTCTTGAAGTCTCGCAGCATCAGCTCGTAACCACCCTTTGCGCCGTCCTGTGCCGCCTGGCGGATGTCTTCCTTGGAAAGCGAGCCAGCCCCACCACTGAAGTGGAAGTGCTGAGTGATGTCGCCGAAGGAAAACGACGATGCTCCGCTGTCACCGCCGGAATTCATCGCCACCACGCCAAGTGAGCCGTCCGGCCCGCGCGCCAGCGGCATGATTGCCTCCGGCCCGGCCTCGGCGAATATGCCAGCGCCCTTTGCAAAGGCGAACATCTGCGGGCTGTCGTGCACTTGGTTGGAGAACGAGGACAAGCTGGGTGAGTCATATACCCCGCCTTTAGCGTTGGGAATGACCTCGCTGAACCCTGTCATGCTCCCCTCCCCCAGCGCTGCACTGCCGCCGCCGAGGAAGCTGAAGGCGGTACCCAGAAAGCCCACCATGGCCTTTCGTACCTGGATGCGGATCAGGTCCTCGATTACGGAGTCGGCGAAGTCCTTGAACGACATTTTTCCGGTCTTCACAAACTGCGTGAGCGCATCCTCAGCACCGCTGAACATGTTGCTAAACAGGTCACGGGTCTGGCCGGCAACGTCAGCAGCGCTGTCGCGGTAGTTGGCCCATGCCGAAGTAGCTCCGTTGCTCCACTCAGCCTGCGCGGCATCGATCTTCCTGAATCCATCCTGCTGCGCCTGCACCAGCTTGTCTCCATACTCTTGTCGGAGAGCAATCTGCTTCTCCAGCTCCTGACGCTGCTTCTCGGTGGATGCGGTGGCCAACTCATCCCGCAGGGCCAGAATTTTATTGTTGTTGTCCTGCTCCAGCGCCAGGCGGGCCTGGGCTCGATCCGCCGCCTTGTCACCCATGCCCACCGCATCAGCTGCAGCGTCGGCCTGCTGCCGAGCGATTGCCAGCTGACGCTCGAGATCAGCCTGGTACTTCATGGCCTGCGTAAGGCCAGTGGATGCCTGAACAGCGCTGTTGAACTGCTCAGCGAGGCCGCCTATAGCCTTGCCGTATTCCTCAGTGGTGATCCTTTTCTGCGCTAGCAACAGGTCGAGATTCTTCGTCTGCTTCTGAAATTCGTCAGAAGCTGCCCCAACAGGATCGTAGGCTCTCTTCAGTTGCTGATAGGCCGTCTCCGCCTCTTTCAACTGCTGGTTCAACTTCGAATGCGCGGACGCTCCGTCTTTTGTTTCAGCCTTAGCAGCCTTATCGGCCTCCTTTTGAGCATCCACCGCCTTGGCACGATCTCGGATCTGCTTGGCCAAGTCACTCTCGGACTTGATCTTGTTGTCCGTAATGAAGCGCTCTGCGGCCTCGGCGGCCGTCTTGTCCTTCAGGGTGGCCAGCTGCTTGTCCAGCGTGTCCAGGTAAGTCTGGCCGGCCGATGTAGCCTTGGCGTCAGCACCACCGGCGCCATTGGTTGACTCGGCCTTGCTGTCCATCTCTTTGTTGTAAAGCGAAACACGCTCACCAGCTTTGCGCGCGCTCTGGCTCAGGGTCGAATAACTGCCAGCAGCTTCGCGCATGCTGCGCATCGCTTCTTGCGGGATGTTGAAGCGCTTACCGAGATCATCCAGCCACTCGGAGAGGCCCTTTCCAGCCTTTCGTGCTTCGTCTGCCTCGCCGGAAATACGAGCGGCGACTGTTGATCCCACACCCCTCTTTACCGTGATGAGAAAGTCCTGGTAGGACTTATCGGCATCGGCGGCTGCTTGTTCCTGCAAGCGCATTGCGCCGACCAGCGCAGCTCCGCGCTGATCCTTGTCCAACTCTCGAAATGCCTTGCGCAGTTCCTCGATTGGCCTTTTCAGGTCATCGAGATCTGCCCCAGCCGACTGGGCATTGCTGCCCATGGTCAGGAAGGCGATACCGGCGCCGACAGCCAAAGCAGCTAGGCCTGCGGGACCACCGAGAACGGTCATTAGCACGCCCGACGAAGCTTTCACTGCTGCTTGGGCCGCACCAAGGCGGGCAGTCGCTGCTGTTTCTGCCATCCTGGCCTGCGCGAGCTCAAGAGACAACGCCGTCTGAACGGCGGTCCCCCGAGCAGCATCAGCCTCCTTCTGTGCGCGGGCTACCGCCGAAGCTGCTGCGATCTGATCAGCTTTGGCCGCCATGAGCGCGGCTTGAGCCTGGGCATTTGTCGCTCGAGTAGCCTCAACCGTTGAGTAGATACCCTTGCCCAGCGCAGCTACATAGCCGATAAAGCTTGCAGTCAGCTTTGTACCGATCACGCCAAGCAGGATGTTCACGTTGTCAGCAAGGAACGCGATGGCTTGGCCTAAAGCTTTAGAAGTGCCATTGTCTGTCATGCCCTGGAGCATGCTGGTTACACTTTCAATGCCTGGAACAAGTCCTGCAACCAACTGATGGCTCGCGCCGCTCCATGAATTTTCTAAGTCATGAACGGACTTGTTCAGCTTCACCATCTGGCCAATGTCGAAAGCAGAGATGATTGCGCCAGTTTCGTCCGCATGTTCACCAGCATCCTTGAAGCCTTGGCCGGAGTTTTTGAGCAGTGGAACAAGAGCAGTCGCCTCGTCGGCCATCTGCTCCATGTAGCTGGTGATCTGCTGCTGGCTGGCCCCCGCCTTTTCCAGCGACGTGTAATACAGCTGCAGGGCCTCAGGGCCGGAGAGGTTTTTGAAACTCTCAACAGTCACCCCCACCTGCGGGGCGATCTCCTTGAAGAAGTCTTGCAGTTCCCCGCCGCCACGAGAAATAAACTCCCCGACGCGATCAGTAGTGTCCTTGTAAATGTCAGCGAGCTTTTCCTGTTCGACACCTACGGTCTTCGCGCCTACTGCGAGACGCTGGAAGTCCTCGACAGAAGTGTTGGAGAGACTGGCGAGATTCTGAACTTCTTGGGCATAGCTAAGAGTGGATGTGGTCAACGCCACCAAGCCAGCAACAGCACCCGCGGCGGCGAGTCCAATGCCATTGAAGGCACGCCCCACCCCCTCCCGCAGAGCAATCGAATTGGCCTCAACCCTATCGAACGCTTCATCCACCTGCTTTAGGCTGCTGTCGATTTTCCCACTGGTTTGGGACACGCTGGACTCAGCGCGAGCCATCTCTTGCCGGAGCTGAGCCGTGGTTGCCTCAATCCTGACCAGCATACCCTGAATATCGGTTTCAGCCATATTTGCCTCAACAAAAAGCCCGCGCTAGCGGGCTGTATACAGATCGGCTTAAAAATTAATGCGCGTCTGGCTATTCGATCGCGTTAGACGAGCTCAAATACTTAGGCCTTGAATTGCTGACAAAAACCATTAACAAATCGGTACCCGAATAGCTTTTCCCGGCAACTGATACGGAGCCTAGAACAGGTCCTTTCCCCCTATCCATAAACCAACAAATTGCCTGCCCCCTTCGAGCCAAAGAAGACTTATCCGTATAATCAATACTCGCATAGCTTTCTTTAAGCTTATCAAGTTCTTTTACTTGAATATCGTACCAATCCTTACTAGCGCCAGTTAGCTCACCATCGAAATCCAATGAGGCGAACCTAAGCAAACTTTCTTTTGTAGGGATGGCCTGAACAACAGACCCGGAATTAACCACCAATGAAGAAGGATCAGCGACAGACATTTTTGCAATATCTGTGCAAACCGAGACCATCTTGTCCTCAGGCGACTTACATCCAGAAAGGACTCCAACTCCCATTGCCATTACCAACATTACACGTTTCATGCGGCTCTCCCTGTGGTTGGCGCAAATCTACCATCGATGATCAACGCCAACAAAAATGTCGTCACAGGTGAAGATGGGCAAAAACGTCACTGTGCCCTTCGGCCAGACAACGCCTGCCGAATTTTCTCGGCGACATTCGAAGACTTCGACTTCGATCCTTGCCCCTCCGGTTTCGAGCTGACAGCAAATGGATGCGTCATGCGGGCCCACTCGACCTTGGCATCCATGGCCAAAAACAGCTCGGGAAGCGGCGTGGTCCAGGCAACCTGGGGCGACCAGCCCAGCCAACCTACGGCGACGGAGAACATCCGGTCGACGTAGCTCCCGTTCTCTACGGCGCTGACCCCGTCGGTGCCGGCGGCTTTCCCGGGTCACCGCCCCGTGGGTTGTAAAGCGCATAAAGGAAGGCCGTCGCAGCTGGCACCAGGTCAGCAACGCCCTGCTGCCAGATCTCCTCGGCAAGTTCTTCGACGGCGCCCTTGTCTTCCATCCCGGAGCCGGCAGCGAAGACGACGGCGACAGCATCAACGCCTACAGCACGCAGTCGCTCCGACGCGCCTCGGAGCCCACCGAAGTAGGCCTCGATGGTGCGTACCGCCCTGAGCGTTGGCGACAAGATAAGCACTCGGCCGCCTACGGTGACCTCAGTAGTACCGTGCAGAGTTTTGCTCACTGAAGCCCCCTATCAAGCAGCGGCGGCGGCTGGAATTTCCAGCACGTCGGAGTTGATGCCCATGGTGATGTTGCGGCGCACCACGTTGTCAGCAGCACCTGGTGCAACGGTGTTATTCATTACCTTGACGCGCATGTAGAAGGTGGTCGGGTTGATAACCGGGGTTGCGGTCGGGTCACCGTCATTCAGGGTGATCTTGACGTTGTAGTCGCCCTTGCTGCGGTCCTTGTGCGCGGTCTTGACTGCGCGCTGCCCGGCATCACCACTGTCCATGCCGACAGTGACGGTCAGGTCTCCGGCGTCAGCGGTGCCCTTGTACTTTCGCACGCGACCGTCTTTCAGCGAGGTGAAGTTTACGCTGCTGAAGGTGTCGCCGAATTCGCCAAGGTCCTCGATCTCGCCCACTTCGACATAGGTGTCGGCTTTGTAGTCGGTCTCGGTGTCCGCGCCGGTTTTCCCGCCGATGAAGAGTCGGCAGCCGGCGGCTGTGTTCAAATTGTCTGCTGCAGGCATGGGTATTCCTCCAAAGCCACATTGGATAGAAGCCGCGGCGCGGCCGGTAGGTGATTCAGTGGGTGGTGATCACGCGGATGGTGACCGCACCTTGGTAGGTGACGCCGTCAGCGTCGCGCTGGGCGTCTGCTTGCTCGACTCGTACAGATACAGCACGACCCACCTCCAGCGGCAGCGGGCGCTCATCGAGGGCGGCGATTATCTCGCCGTTGATGCGCTTAACCTCTGCCTGGCCAACCTTGTCGGACCAAACCGAGAGGTATATCAAGCGGTGCTCACGCTTGCGCCCGGAGATCGGCCGGGTGTTTGTCGCAATCTCCCGGTCAATCGAGACGTAGGGCTTGGCCGTGTTCATGTCGGCGCCATCGTAGATCGGACAGCTGACTTCGGCCTTGAGCCTGGCGAAGATCGCCTTCTGTAGAGCAATTGAAGGATCAGCCATTGCCGGCCCCCTGGCTTGCGCGGCTCAACGTCCGCCTTACGGCTTCTTCCAAGTCGGCCAGGACATATTCACGGTTTACCTGAATCGAGGGCCTGAGCCATGGATGGGCTGGTCTGGCCGGGATATCCGGGTACTTACCGAAGAAATTCTTGCCGTCGGACTTGTTCTTGGTGTCTCGCTGCCTCAACGCGTTGCGTCGGCCCCGGAGCTTCGACTTGTCGCGGTTGTTGGTGTGCACCCCGCCAATAGCGTCAATGTCTGCACGCTGATAGAGGGTCCCGGTGTACCCCTTGGTGCCGTACTCCAGGAAGCGGAGATAGAAGAATCGCCGGTTGTCACGCTTCCCGCGGATGCCAATCTGGGCATCCAGGCCACTCGGCGCGACGTAGGCCTTCAGCGCCGAAGCAGCTGCGCCTGTGTCCTTGGGTATCAGCTGCTGCATAGTCTGCAGCACGCGAGCCGCCGCCTTTTCCATGGCTGGCTTCAGCTCGTTATCCATGGTTTTGTGGATGTTGCGGAGCGTCCGGCGAAGCTTGATGTTGCCCGTCAGCCTGGACCGCCGAGCCATGGCCCTACTCCTTAACCTGGGCGGCCTTTGCCGGTTTTGCGTCAGGGGTGGGCGGCTCAACAATTGCCACTGCCCAGCCCCGGGCAATCAGGGCCTCAGCGTCTTCTTTCTTAAGCTCGAAGAGCTCGCCCTTCTCACGCTCGCCAGAGGCGCCTGTCAGCGGGCCGAGTGCTTGAATTTTCATGATTCACCTCATGGGTTTGGGACGCTGGAGCACAACAGCCGCAGCATGTCCCGTTCGTTGTTGAGTAGCGGAGCCTCGACCTTGTAGGACACGCCCGACCGCTTGTCGGTCATCCGCCAGCCAGCGGCTATGTCCGATCTGGGTCTAGTGCGGATCTCGGCACTGATCACCGCTTGCAGTTGCTCGGCCACCGGCGAGACGCGGCCGGTAGGCATGGCCACCTCTGCCCAGATCTCGCCCATGTCGAGCCAATCATCATCAAAGCCACCGGTGTCGTTCTGCACTTTATGAGGCTTGTCCAGCTTCAATCGATGCCGCATTGGTCCAGCTCTCATCAGAAGCGCTTCCTGTACCAGAGCAGTCTTTCGACTGCGAGGGGCATGGCCGTGGCGATGGTGCCGACGGCCACAGCCTCCCGGTTGGCATACCAGTGCCCGACCAGCAGCAGGATTGCCTGCTCGACATCACGCGTCAGGCCCATCTCTTCGGGCTCTACCGGGTCGACCTCGACCAGCTTGCGGTCACAGTGCTGCTCGACGTGAGCCTTGGCCGCTTCGACGTAACCGCCGATCAGGGCGTCTTCTTCATCGCCGTCGACCCGCAGGTGCATCTTCACGTTGGCCAAGTCGATCATTTACTTGCTCTCTTTCGGGGCCGTGGGCTTGGCTTCCTTAGGCTTGGTTACCTTCGGCTTGCCGTTGGTATCCAGCTCAACGGCCAGGCCTTTGCCCAAGAGCGTATGGGCGTACTCGTCGTCGGCCTTCTCGAATTCCTGACCACGCTTGACCTTGGCCGAGTCGGCGCCCAGCAGTTCGGCATTGCCGACGAAACCCCACAGAGCTTTGATGTGCATACTGCCTCCAGAAACAAAAAGCCGACGCTATGTCGGCTTTGTGATGATTAGGTACGGCTCAGGCTTACTTGGGAAAGCTGCCCTTGACCAACGCTTCCCTGCGACGCACGCCGAGGCCCAAACGCTCTTCAGCCAGCAGCGCGATCATGTTCTTGATGAACATGTCGTTGATCAGACCCATCTTGAACAGATAGGTCATGCGGTCGAAGAGGATTGCAGCGCGGGCGAAGTTGGCGATCAGAAACTCACCCCCAGTGTCTGCATCACCCTCGTCCATGCTGTCCGAGGTAATGACAGGACGACCCCAGAGGATCGGAGTGACCAGGCCCTGCAGGTTGGCGAACAGGTAGCGGTTTTCTCCATCCTTTTGCAGCTCGATGTTCATCCAATCGAGCTCGCTCATCACAACGCCATCGGCGGACAGCTTCGATTGCTTACGAACCTGGTAGATGCCGCGGCGCACGATGTCGATCGAGGTATCGCCTGCTTTGGTCAAGTTAGCGTCGTAGATGGTGGCCTGGGTCATCAGTCCGTTCAGGTTCTCGCCAGTACCATCCCCTTTGAGGATCTGGTTTTCTTCTTCGAGCTTCAGGTCGTAGCGCAGTAGTTCCTGGATATACCCCTGCATTTGGGGAACGTCGGCCAACGCTTCTTCGGTCACTGGCATCCAGACCGCGATCTTTTTGACGCGATCGGTTGCCGATTCGAAAGTCACGTCGCTGGTTGGCTTGGTGCCGCCCTCTACCACCATGCCGGCGCCGCGGGTATGCAGCTTTTCACGGAAGTAGGTGTAGTTCTGGCCAGTGACCGGGATAGCGGTGAGCAGGTCGCGGATTCGCAGCTCTTGGCGAATGCCTGGCTGGATGGTGGTGTCATACACCGGCGCGACAACCCCGGCGCTGGTGACCTTGACTTCCTTCATGGCAGCCAGATCAGATTTGGTGACTTCGATCTCGGCGCGGTTTGCCGAATTCGAAGACAGGGCCTTGTAGCTGTCATCGCCCTTGATCATGTCGATGAAGCTCTTGCCCTCGCCCGGCTGGCCGCGCAACTTGACGCCTTTCTGCTCCAGGTCGACGACCTGGTCGATCACCTTTTGCAGTTCGCCCTTCTGGTCGTCGATCAGCTTTTTCAGGTCGGTGCTGACCTTGTTGCCCTTCTCGACCTCTTCCATGGCCGCATCGTATTTTTTCTGCAACCCATCAAAGCCGTTCTTCAGTTGCAGCTCGATGGAATCCTTCAGTTCTTTCACTTCGCTCATGGCGATACTCCGAAATATTGGGTGAACAAGTTGGGAATTTCTTTCAGCTCATCCACGATCGCCGTGGCCTCGCTCCCGCCATCACGGCGTAGCGCGGTGTAGCCGAGCGAAGCGACTGCCGCCGCTTCCTTCTGCGAGAGGCCCATGCGTTCGCGCAGGGCCTTCTCGAAAAGCCTGATGTCCGACTTGACGCTGAGGACATGCGCCTCGGGGTTCATGCCGAATGGCACGAAGGACGCCTCCCAGAGTTCGGCCTCCTTGATGAGGCGCACGCGCCGGCCGGCGCGGTCCTCGAAATCTGCCTTGATGGTGTTGAAGCCGATCGACATGCTGTCG